GCAAAAGGACGTTGGGAGACCAATCAAGGTGGGGAATACTTTGCAGCGGGTGTTGGCGGTTCTATCACAGGACGAGGGGCGGACTTACTTATTATCGATGATCCACATACTGAACAAGACTCACTATCCGATAGTGCGATGGAGAGAACTTATGATTGGTATCTATCTGGACCTAGACAACGTTTACAACCGGGAGGCTCTATTGTTCTTGTAATGACAAGATGGGCTCAAGATGATTTGACTGGTCGATTAATAAAATCAGAAAATGAACCTAAGGCAGACAAGTGGGAAAAAATTTCTTTTCCAGCTTTAATTGGTGAAGATGAAAACGCACAACCAGTTTGGCCAGAGTATTGGGAACTAGATGAATTAGAAAAAGTTAAAGCGTCAATATCAATTAGAAATTGGTCTGCACAATACATGCAGAATCCAACATCTGAAGAGGGAGCAATCTTAAAAAGAGACTGGTGGGTTCCGTGGGCCAAGGACATTCCGACTTTAAAACATGTTATACAATCTTACGACACGGCATTCAGTAAAAAAGAAACTGCCGATTATTCTGCTATCACCACATGGGGAATATTCACGCCTCACGAATCTAAATCAGATGCTATTATGTTAATTGATGCAATTAAAGGTAAGTACGATTTTCCAGAATTAAAAATGGTAGCCTTAGATCAATACAAATACTGGCAACCAGAAACAGTTATTATCGAAGCCAAAGCTTCAGGACAAAGTTTATTACAAGAATTTCGTAGAATGGGTATACCCGTTATGGATTACACACCTGGAAGAGGACAAGATAAACATTCAAGAGTAAATGCATGTGCTCCAATATTTGAAGCTGGACAAGTTTATTATCCAAGAGATGAACATTGGGCAGAAGAAGTAATAGAAGAATGTGCTGCGTTTCCTCATGGAGAGTATGACGATTATGTGGACAGTACCACACAAGCTATGTTAAGATACCGACAAGGTTCTTTTATAAAGACTTATTCTGACGAGGATGAGGTACAAAGTATGAAAGAAAAAAAATATATATATTATTAAAGGAGAAGACATGTCAAAAAGATCAAGAAAAAGAAATGTGATGTTGGCTGCTATGGTTGGATTAGCAGGTGCATCTAAATTAGGTTTGTTAGGTAAATCCCCTATTGGTAAATCAGATGTTTATAGTAAAGCTCAAAAAGCTAGAAAAGCAGTAACGAAAACTGGATTTTTAGATAATGCAAAAACATCAGCAAAAGTTTTAGGAGATGAATCATTAACAGTATTAAATCCAAGAACAAGAATAGGTCAACTTAATAGATCAAAATTAATGAAAGCTAGAACTTCAGATAATCCTGTAACACAAACTTTAAAAAAAAGAAGAAGTAATAGAATTGGTTTTAACAGATCAAAAGGTGGTACAATGGTTAAAGCTCGTGGCGGTGGAATGGCTATGGGTGGTATGAAACCTACAAAACTTTATTAATGGCTGAAATCGAAAAAGCAATTGTTGAGGAGACAGAAACTCCTGAGACAGAAGAAATCGATGTTGAATTAGAATCAGAAGATACTGGCCAAACAACAGTCGAAGAAGCTGTAAATGAAACTGAAGCATTCTTTAGCAATCTTGCCGAAGACATGTCCGATGAGGTATTGCAGAGAATGTCAAATCAATTGCTTGACGATTATAAAAAAGATAGAGTCTCAAGAAAAGATTGGGAAACAAGTTATACAAATAATCTAGATTTATTAGGACTCAACCAAAGAGAAATGACAAGACCATTTAGAGGGTCAGCTTCTGTTACTCATCCGTTGTTATCAGAAGCAGTCACACAGTTTCAAGCACAAGCTTATAAAGAATTATTACCATCATCGGGACCAGTAAAAACTAGAGTTCTCGGTGTAGAAGATAATGAAAAAATGAATCAAGCACAAAGAGTTCAAGATTTCATGAATTACATGATTACTGAAGAGATGGAAGAATATACTCCAGAGTTTGATCAATTATTATTTTATCTAGCATTAGCAGGTTCAGCATTTAAAAAAGTTTATTATGATGAAGTTATGCAAAGAGCTGTATCTAAATTTATTCCAGCAGAAGATTTAGTAGTCCCATATTATGCAACGGATTTAATGGATTGTGAAAGAATTACTCATGTAATTAAAATGGGAGAGAATGAAATTTTAAAAAAACAACAAGCAGGATTTTATAGAGATGTAGAATTAAAACCTACTTCTAAGGGTCCATCTGAAATTGAAAAAAAATATCAAGAGTTAGAGGGAATAACACCAGGTGGTGATAAACAATATTCTTTTTCTATTTTAGAAATGCACGTTGATTGTAATTTAGAAGAGTTTGAAATGCAAAACCCTGAAAAACAAGTTAAGGTTCCTTACATTGTTACAATTGATGAAGGCTCTGGACAAATTTTATCTATCTATCGTAACTATGACATGAACGATGAAACTAAAAAAAGAAAAGAATACTTTGTACATTTTAAATTTTTACCTGGTTTAGGTTTTTATGGGTTTGGTTTAACTCATATGATAGGTGGTTTAAGTAGAACAGCTACACAATCACTTAGACAATTACTTGATGCAGGTACATTATCTAATTTACCAGCTGGATTTAAGTCTAGAGGTATACGAATTAGAGATGATGACCAACCATTTCAGCCAGGAGAGTTTAGAGATGTAGATGCACCGGGTGGAAACATCAAAGATCAGTTTCAAATTTTACCATTTAAAGAACCATCAGCTACATTATACCAACTAATGGGCTTTGTTGTACAAGCTGGACAGAAGTTTGCAGCTATAACTAACATGGATACTGGTAATGACATGCAAAATAGAGCTGTTGGTACTACTGTTTCGTTGTTGGAACGTGGTTCGAGAGTCATGAGTGCTATACACAAGAGATGTTATTACTCAATGAGAAGAGAATTTAGACTTTTATCAAAAGTTTTTGCTACATATTTACCACCAATCTACCCATATTCAGTATATGGTGCCGATCAAGCAGTAAAACAGACAGATTTTGATGATAGAGTAGATGTTATTCCTGTTGCCGACCCTAATATCATGAGTATGGCACAAAGAGTAACGTTAGCTAACGAAAATTTAAAGATTGCTATGTCAAATCCTATGATGCACAACTTAAGAGAAGCATATCGTAGAGTATATGAAGCATTAGGTACACAAGATATCGATCAATTGCTTATACCTCAAGAAAAACCAGTACCAAAAGACCCAGCAACAGAGAATATGGAAGCAATTATGCAAAAACCATTAAGAGCTTTTCCAACACAAGATCATAAGGCGCATATTGCAGCCCATAGAGCTTTTATGTCTACAAGAATGGTACAAATTAATCCACAAGTTTATGCCGCATTACAAGCACACATATCTGAACACGTTTCTATGTTAGCTCAAGGCGAAGTAGGAGCAATAATTCAAGATGATCCAATGATGCAACAAATGTTACAATCAGATCCTCAAGGTGCAGAGATTAGAGTATCTGCCATGATAGCTCAAAGAGTTGCAGAGCTTACAACTGAACTTGCACAATCAGAAGCTATGGGTCAAAAACAAGATCCTCTTGTTATGTTAAAGCAAAGAGAACTAGATTTAAAAGCTTTAGACTTACAAAGAAAAGCAGAGCAAGATATGAATTCAAATGAGATAAGAGAAAACGAAATTGATGAAAGATTAGATATTGAAAAAATGAAATTAGAAAATAATGAAGATCAAGCGGCAGAAAGAATTAGAATAGCTGATGAAAAACTTGATATCGCAAGGAGTAAGAAAAAATAATGAAAAAACCAAAAGGTTATAGAGGTGGTGATGCTGCAAAATCTGATAGAGCTTCAGGTCGAAACGCAGGTAGAGCTGATGAAAGAGGTGCTGTAGATCGAAGTGCAGTAGGTCCAGGATCGGAATTTTCTAAAAACCAAAATAAACAAGTTACAGTTAAATCAGGACCTAAATATGTTAATCCAAGACCATTTGGAATAGTAACACCAATTAGTTATCAAATTGGTGCAACTACTTTGAACCTTGCAAAAAAAAGTATGTATAATAAAAAAAATTTAGTAGAACAAAAAAAAGTAGACGTGTTAGGTGGAGAGATGTTAACGCAAGGTAAAACTGGTCCTAAAATAGTAAGAAATGATAATCAAGGTAACTCAAGAATAAAACCAATAATACCTACTTCTGCAATCTCAACAACAAAACCAATTGACAAAAGTTTAATTAAACCTAAAGATAATTTTTTTAATTTTGTTCCATACAAAGTCGGAGGACTTTCAGGTGGTGTAAGTTATGGACCACCCCCTAAGAGAGGGCCAAACCCACAAGTGCCTCCAATTAAAATGAAAAGAGGAGGACACAAATAATGTGGTTATCAGCAATTAAACTAGCGGCACAAGCTGGTTCAAAAATTTATGCCAATAGGCAAAAAGCTAAAATAGCTATGTCAGACGCACAATTATTACATGCAGAAAGACAAGCAAGAGGTGAGGAAGCTTACCAAGGAAAATTATTAGAATCCCGACAGTCAGACTGGAAAGACGAGGCAGTTTTGATAATTCTCTCCACGCCCGTGGCGTTGCTCGCTTGGGCAGTTGTATCGGATGATCCGACTGCTATGGACAAGGTAAAATTATTTTTTGACATGTTCTCACAGCTTCCTTCATGGTTCACAAATTTGTGGATTTTGGTCGTAGCCAGCATCTATGGCATTAAGGGAACACAAATATTTAGAAATAATGGTGGTAAAAAATAATGTGGAATTGGATTAAAAAATTATTTAGACCATGGAATCTTGTAAAACAAGAAGAAAAACCAGATTATTCTAGTATGACAAAAAGTGATTTAAAAAAATTAGTAGCCCAAGGTAAAATAAAAGATATTTACAATCCAAATAAATAATATATAGATTCTTTATGAATCTTAAAATGGCTTTAATAAATGCATTAGAAGATAGATACAATGCACGAATATCAGAAGCAGATGCAACAATTAAAATATATTTAAACAATTCAGTTGGGATTGGTGAACACCCACAACACCTTGATGAGATTGATAAACAACTAGCTGTTATCACAGATTCAGAAGAAAAACTTTCAGCTCTACAAGCATTTAAAATATGATTAAAGGTGATAGCACCGAATACGAAATAATAGAAGAAGCGTGTAAATCTCTTGAAGGAGATGATTTTTTTACTGCTGAGATAGGAGTGAGAATGGGAGCTGGTTCAAA